GCCAATATCAGATGAGTTAGATGCAACAGTTTTTTTCAAACCGTAAATCATCCTTCCTTCTAAACCTTTGTAATATTCATAATCTTTCAACTGACTAAAATATTTAAGCGGAACGGTTTTATCCGTTGGACGACCACCAAATGGCGATGCAAACGTCAATGCGTCTTTACCAACAATAACCGCTCTACGAACCGTAGTGATTACTGAGCTATCCGCACTAGAAACACCATAAGCAACCCTTCCAGCTTGATAGATGTTAACGTTGGCATATTGTCCTAAACATGGCATTCTGTTATACATGTAGCCTTTAAGCTGTGATGAATCACCACCAGCCGCCATAGCCATAGCCATAGGAAACCACTGAATACGACCAGAAGAATCACGTTTAATATCCGTGATTTGTTCAGGAGAAAAGAAACCATCGTAAGTATTATCATCCAACATTTCTATTGGCTGATTAGATATTGCGATTTGCTCTAATGCTATATCAACTAAGTCCAAAGACATAGTATCAGCAGAAGTCAAAGCTTGGTCTGAAGCTGCTGCCGCTGCACGAATAATCCTATCAGTAGACGGTGCGACTGGAACGTTATGACCAGTAACAAATAAACGGTTATTACCGCTCCATGTTGTTTGGTTTTGTGTCCAAGACGTTGGATAAGCACCAGCTAGTTGTTGGAATACCGATGTATCTAAAAGCTCCATGTGACGGTTAGGAATTACTTTACGAGTTCTTTCAGGAAAAGGCACTAAAGTACGTTGTTGTTCAATAGTGTCATCGTTAGGGTTTAATACACCGATACGAGTTGTATTGATTGCTAATGTGAAGCTTCCAAGATTTAAAGACTCCTCGTTATTATCTAATGTGCCACCTTCGCCAACAGGTATGCCTGTTAGTTTACCAGTGTAATCATAAGTGATGGAATCGCCTCTGGCTCTTTGTCCTAGAAATTCCTCTGCGAAATATACCGCTTTACGTGAAAATAAGTGACCAAATACTGTTTGTTGACCCGGATTTGTCCAATCGTCCATAGCCCATAATTTAAGAGTCAACGCATTAGAAGTGGTCATTGATGTGTTTGACATAATAACTCCATTGTTAAACTGTTGCTGATAAACAACTGCGTGTAACAGGGAGTTATAAGGAGCCTGAGTCCTCTATGTTTTATCGTGCATGACCACGTTTTGCAGTAGGCACTATCGATGTGCTACGGTTGATTTGAAGCTACAACACGCTACTATCCGCAAGGTGGATGAGTCCATAGTGTTATATTAATCATATTTTTATAAGATTGCAACTATAAAATTATCAGTTACTCAAACGGTAGAAAATCAACGTCATCTTTTTTTATTGTTTTTTCTTTTGGGTGCTGAATCATAACAGATACACGATTCTTGAGAGCGTATAAAATAAACTGTGTCGTACCCTCTGGATATGGCATTATTAATAATTGCTCCTTTTTAATTATGTAAAATTCACCATCTTCATCTAAAATTGGTTTTTGAGGCAACCCATCCTCCGCATAAGTTTTCCACCCTGTCGCCGCAACCCTAACTTCGTTAGCAGTATCCATTATACGTTGCTCGTATAATTGCCCTTCGTGACTTATTTTCATTCGAAAATCATTAAGGAATAGCGTGATTGCTTTATAAAAGCCTAACTCGTAATATTGCTCTTTTACTTTAGCATCTGGATAAAATTCTAATACCGTTTCTCTAATTTGCTCTATAGTCTCCATGTTATTACCTTTCCCAAGTTCTTACAAAGTCAACTCCATAACAGCTACCTATATAACTATCTTGTGGCGTTGGGGTTCTCAAACTTGTACTAAACCCATCTTTTAAACAAGCCTCTTTTAATTCAAAAAGCTCGCTGCCACCTAAACTGACGTACACTCGAGGGATTCCTAGTTTTAACTCAACAGCCGATTGTTGTAGTTTTTTAAGTCGCTCATCAATTTTATACTTTTCAAAGAAATCTTTTATATAGCTACGTTGTTCCGCTGCTTTTTTGTCATCAAGTTCATCAAGCTTATTTAACGCATCAAGCTTTTCTAATAAATACATATATCCAGCCTGTAAGTGTTTTCCTACTATTTTATTTCTTTCCTCTTCACTTAGTTCACTATACCCCATACATCAACCTTCTTTTTTCTGCCGTTGAAAGCTTCGCATACTCTTCTACAGTCATATCAACAGCCGATTGTTGAGTTAATTGTGCTTGTGAGCGTCCATTTGTAGCAGCCATGCCAGCAGAACGCTTTCTATTCTCTGCAACCTTGCTATAATCAGGGGTTATCTTTTCCTCAACGGCTTCTTTTTCTGGTGCTTTTTGAAATGACTTTCCAGTATATCCTAACTCTTTAGCCTCGTGATACATTTCTTCTACTGGATTTTCATATCCCTGTCTTGCATATTCGCTGGCTTTTAGCAAAATAGCACGTTTAGTCATATCACTAAGCTCTATATCGCTTTTGCGTGGGTTTTGTATCCTTATAGACTGAAACAACGCTTGTGCATATTCAGATGCAACTGCATTATAATCAGGATTCGCCTGTTTAGTTTTAGCTTCCAATATTGAGAACTCTTTTTCAGCTCTGTTAAGTGTACTATCCTCAACGGCTCTTTGGACTTCTGGCGGTAACGGTTGATATTCTGGTTGCTCTACTTCGTTTAGTTTTTCCGCCCTTAATGCGTCAAGCTCTTGCTGTAATTGTTCTGCTCTTCGCTTTTCCGCAGCCGCCTCACGTCTTAAACGTGCATACCCTGCATTGTCCAACTCTTCTTTTTTCTCTTCTTCCTTCGGCTTTTCAGGCTCTTTCTCTTCTTCTTGAGGCTTTACATCTTCTACATCTTCTACAATTTCCTCTTCTTTCGGTACTTCCTCCTCCTCAGCCTGCCCTTGCTCTAATTCTTCTTTTAGTTTTTTTAATTCTTCTAGTAGCATAAAATACCTATAAATTTACATTGATGTTATCTTGAGTTCTTGGGGCAGTGGCGGCTAATGCACTTTCAATAGACGTTCTCTTAGCAGTTTCTAAAGTGTTCATAGTTTCAGCCTGAACCTTAGCCACTTGAGCAACGCTTATATCACCATCCTTCATAGTCTTAGCAGCTTGTGCGTAATTCCTTTGAGCTTCAGACTTAGTCTTATCAACCTGACCAGATTCTATATACTGTTGCACTTTCTGCAATTCTTGTTGCATTTGTACTATCTGCGGATTTTCTGGCGGTTGTAAAGCTTTTGACAACCTTTCTCTTACATCCCCATCCAATCTGTAGAATTGTAGCGATTCAGCTATAAAAGACATGCCTTGTGGCACTTGTCCAACCGTCAACAAGTTAAATCCTGCCTGTGACAGCATAGTAGCAGTTTCAGCCTTCTCATCGCTTGATAATGAGGCTTCTTGTATATCAACATCATATTCAGGGGCTAACTTATCCTCCATCAAGGTAAAATACTCGTCCGAGCCATCTTCCCCAACCATGCGAACCGTTGCACCTCTGTTGTTTTCAACCCATATCGGTAGTAAATCCAACAATAAGCGGCAATCCTCTTTCTGGTACAGCGTAATACTGTCAAAATAACGAGCAAACCTTGATATAACTTGGCGTATCCTACGCTTATACAATACACCCGACTGGTCTTCCCTTGATATATCTCCCATAAATGATGGGTCTACACCATTCTTAGCAAGGGCTTGGTCTGCAAAGCTTATCACGCTCTCCAATCCTGTAGGTAAAGCCGCAACTGCTTTCTGCTGTATTTTTCCGCCTGATATTCCACCAGACTTTACTACCATAACAGCGTCTGTTTTAGCCCATTTACTTTCAAAGTCCGCCACATCATCCGTGACATCTTCCTCAATCATCACGCCACCTTTTGAGTTAGCGGCAATCGTAAACATCATTTCAGTTAGTGCTTTGTTCTTGTATTTTTGTGGCTCCATCAGCACGTTTACCATGCCTTCCCAGCGTTGTTTAGCCACGTTCCAATTGCCCGTTTTAAACTTAATAGACATGCCTGATTGAGAAACGGATTTAAACCATGTAAACACATGCTTACCACTTATCACAGCCGTGTAAAATACTTTTCGTGTGAATGATATGGGATTTATCATTTGACCAAATTCTTTTACCAGCAATCTTTTTGTGCTTTCATCAAAGGTAAAAGTTTCAGCAGTTGGGTCAAAGGCGTATATATCACCTCTCTTAGTA